CAATACCAAAGATCGAAGGCGTTGTAATCTGATGACCGCTGAAAATATTAGTTTGGATCAATGAATCTACACGCCCGAAATCCTCTTTAGTAATATCCGAAGTCCCCAGGTCGTCAACTATTGGCTTTCTCGCACTATCAGTTACGAAAGCTAAAATAAACTTCTTGCCATCGGATCCCGAAAATCTATTTGTAAATCGTTTCTCAATATTGCGCTTTTCTTCATCGGAAGGATCACCATTCGGTAATGTAATCAGTTTACTTGCAGAAAACCCGGTCTGTGCATTACCCAGAACGTGCTTTGAAATCTCAATATCTGATTCTATGTAATTTAACGCACCAAAGTAACCCGGCAAAGAATAGAACCCCATGTTTGGGCGATATTCCTTAACGTATAATATCTGCTTCCCGAAAGGATTAGCCGGATTAAACGCTGGATAAACTTGTGCTTTTTCAAGTCGGTCATTAAAATCTTCCTTATACCAGAATTGTGTATTGTCTTTGTTTGTCCTGATCTTGGTATAATCACAATGCCAAATTTCAGAAAGCTGACCAGTTGAAGAAAAAATAATCTCTAAATAATAACCTCCGAATAATTCCGCATCCAATGAAACCTTTCTTGTGAGGTCGTTCAGGCTTTCCATCCGGTTGACTTTCTCAATGAAAGGTTCTGCCGCCTCGCTACCTTTCCAACCGTTGGCAGAAATATAATGCACTTTGCTTTTTATAATTGCGTTATGCTTGGCTGATTTATTGATAAGATCAACTAAATAATTCGGGTAATCATTCCGATCTCCAAAACTGAGTATTGTCTTTATTTGTCCTTACCTTGGTATAATCGCAATGCCAAATTTCAGAAATTTGACCAGTTGAAGAAAAAATAATCTCTAAATAATAACCTCCGAATAATTCCGCATCTAATGAAACCTTTCTTGTGAGATCGTTAAGGCTTTCCATCCTGTTGACTTTCTCAATGAAAGGCTCTGCTGCCTCGCTACCTTTCCAACCGTTGGCAGAAATATAATGCACTTTGCTTTTTATAATTGCGTTATGCTTGGCTGATTTATTGAAAAGATCAACTAAATAATTCGGGTAATCATTTCGATCTCCGTATTGAATATATCCTTCGCCTTTCTTTTCTTTAAATTCTGGTTGCCTTGCCTCGGCAAATGTGACTACTCTTAGATCCATTTATTGTCTGATTTTGTATGTATCTGTTGTTGTGTATTCTGTAAATTCAAATGCCGTTCCTACTAATTCCATAATCCCAGATTCCAACGCATTTAAACCTGCCGGGTTTGTATTGCTTGTGCTTGCTTGCTCATATACAACATAATCATATTGACCATTTAAAGCAGTTGCAAAATTAGTATTGGTAACAAAGCTAAATTCATTGTACCGATCTTTATAAACGCTGACATCTGTATTATTTAACCTGACAAATTTAATCTCCGTATTTGCGCTACGATTAGTAAACACAAATAAGTAATTCGGATTAGTCAATAACTGCTTTTCGGTTAAAGTCAATATAACGCTTTGTGTTTGTCCCTTTGTAAGCCTTATCATATACCTAAATAGCAAAGTGATGTAAAAATTACAAAATAAAAAAAACCGCTGACCAAATGATCAACGGCTTCCCCAAACACCAAATGAAAAACTAAACTAAGATCCTGGAGTTTCCAAAACTGAATAAACAGCTTGTGCTACGCTTGGCGCCAATGCTGGTTCTGATCCGGTAAACGTTAAAGTGAATCCACTTCTATCTCCTTGTGCAGTTCCAGTTGAAGCTGCATTTGCAGTCATGTCAATCCCTCTGGTTTTACCTAAGTACCAATAAATACCGTTACTGTCTTTCGCCACTGCAACTAAAGAATTTTGTGCTAATAATAGCAGCTCATTTCTTGTGTTGGTTTGTAGCTTGTTTAAAATTATTTGTAGTTCCTGACCATAAACAACCGTTCCGTTTGCTACGGATGCAGTCATCGTCTGGTTAAACATTGAAGTATCTTTCACTAATGCATACTTCCAAAAACGCTTACCAGCCGCCTTAGTCAATGCAGTTATTACACCACTTGCTTCGGTTGTTGCTGTTACGTTTGCTGCCTCTGTGAAATAGACTTCGACAATACCACCTAAGCTATCGCGGCAGTCAAGTGAGTATCCCTGGGTTAATGCACACGCCATATTTTTCTTATTTAATTATTTAAAAATTAGAGGGTTTTTACACCCTCGTTAATTATGCAGATAATATGAACTTAACGATTTCGTCTGGGAAAGCTACGTTCACACCCATTTTGAACTCAGATACAAAACGAACCTGATCTGCTTCCTTTGCGTAAAAAATTTCAAACTTATCTTCTTCGTTTAGCAAATCAGTTCCTAAGAATAGATTGCTAATTCTCAAAGCATAAATCTTATTTGTGCTATTTAATCCTGCTAAAGCAATTACCTTAATCGGAGTTCCTGGTAATACAAATTCAGAATCAGCCTTTCCGTCAAAAGAATAGTTAAACATATTAGCATTTTTCAACGCAATTGTATATGTTCTGAACACATCCTGACCGCAGAAGATAGTCATGTCATCGGCAGCCACAACTTGCGCAGGGATTGCTTTATAAACACCATCAAAGATCGAAACTACGTTTGTAGCTATGATACCAGTTGCAGTACTAATTGGTGCAGTAGCGATAAAAGTTGCACTATTTGCAGCTACGGGACCAGTTGCCGCACCGATTAATTTAACTAACCCATCAAACTTGTTAAGGTTTACGTTTGCTGAATCAGTATCTCCCTGCCATAAAGCAGTTTCTAACTGTGAAGCGATTGTCTTTGCTTTCTTATCAGCAAATTCCTGCTCAAAAGGAATTGAATCATACATTGAACCAGTAGGCAAAGCCTTCTGTAAATACTTAGATTCTAAATCTTTCGGGCAAAGTGCCTCGTTTACTTTGATTTTACCAACGGTCACCGTTCTCTGTGTGAAAGTTGTTGAACCTGATGCAGTAAATCCGCAGCTGCCACCAGCTTGGAATATTGCATCAGTATCCATAATGTTGATTGTTTCTGCGCTTTTCACGCCAATCATTACGTTCCCTGCGCTCTTAATTAAAGCGGCAGTTTTTGCTCCTAAAACTGAATCGGTTACCAATAAGGCTTCGTTCTGTTCTGTGTATGCTGCTAAAGCTGATACGTCAAATGCCATCGTTTTTTATTTTTACTTGTTTAAAATTGCGTTTCTGTACTTATTAATTCTTTCTTCTTTGATGCTTTTTGTTTTTACAAACTCTGAAAAGCTATTCGGTTTTTGGATTGGATCCTCGGTCGGAGCGATTGAAAGCACTTCAATCAATTCAGCTACCTGAGCAAATCCCTGCTTGACCTTGTTTTCAAGTTCAGCAATCTTTGCATCATTCGCCTCCATTAATTCAGCAATCTTTGCCTCAAATGCCTCGGACATTTCATCCATTTTCTTTTTGTAGCCAGCCTCAACATCAACCTCTGGACTTGCCTCAACTACCTTAGCTTTAATCGCGGTGATTATTCCGTTATCATCCAAAGTTATTTGAGTTCCATCCATTAATTCATGATCTCCAACCGGTGCCGGGTTGCCTTCAAGTGTAACCATTCCGCCGATCTCTAATTCTGAAATCTCAACTTTAGTGCCATCCATTAATGAATACTCATACATCTCCATCTTTGTTTCTTCAATCGGAGCTGCTTCAGCTTCAATCGGCGCAATGTTATCATCGAACAAAGATTTGATTTTAAAAATTGCTTCTTGTGCGTTCATACTTTTTATTTAAATAGTTAATAATTGAATCTTTATCACTTAACTTGTGATAATATTTTTTTGATTGCATCCATCAATGATGCTGCTTGTTTTACCTCCTTTGGTTTGTAGCTGAATAACCCCTCAACGCTGAACCCCATAATCTCACCACTTTTGACTTTTGCCCATGCCTCATCGTTTTCTACGATCATCGAACCGAACCAACTACCAACCGGTGCATCCTCAAATCCTTTCATCGGCATAATACCACGCGAAGGATCCGATATAAAACTTTCAAATAAAGTAACGCCCTCAAATTGTTGACTTGAATTATGCATCAGGTTTACGTTGCTTTGAAATCCTTTTTTGAAAAATTTCTGTACGATTTTAATAATAGTCTCCGCAGTAAAAGCCACATAATAATCACCATAAGTATTATCAGATCTAAAAATAGGCGTATCAGCCAACATAATAGCACCAGAAATGATACGA